CGGGGTTCTTGTCGGGGGTGGACTTGCGTAGCGATGTTTACCGCCGCTAACGACACCGCCACCAGCATACCTATTAATAGCGCCAAGGTTACTGTAACCATAAGCTCCAGCAGATTTTTTATTAATTACAAACTCACCGGGGGTCAACAAGGCTGGTACGGTATCGCCACCACCACCACCAATCGCTCCCCCTTTCGCTTTTTTAGTCCTTTTAGTACCCGCAAATCCTAATTCCCGTCCTCTTCTAGAGTTCTTGAAATCTTTAAGTTTTTTTCTCATACCTCCCCTGCTTACTGTGGGATCGTCTCTATACAATTGTACAGTCATCTCCTTAAGCAGGATATTTTCTGCGGCTGCTGTCATTTTTCCTATTTTTCTATTGCCTATCAACTTCTGCCGAAGGGCCTTACCGCCTACTTCTGAGAACAAACGTGATGAGCTACCCGTGCGGCTTTTAGCTTCTATCCAACCACTGCCCATTTTTCCATCAAATGGCTTGCTCCCACCTGTATCACTCGATTTCTCCATCTTTTTATCGCCAATAAGTATTTCTTCGTATGCCCTTCCACGAGTACGAATATTCCCATAGGCAAATTCCTGAGCCAACTTTGCTTTCTTTTTAGACTGAATACTGCCTATCGCTACATCTGCATTGTATGGCGTATTAGTAAACCTAAACCTTACGCTATCATTTGGATTAAATACGTGCTCTGCTGCATTAAAAAGGGCATCTGCACTCTTACCATGCTGTTTTTTATCCGGGGTACGAACACTTCTCTGCACAGTAGCCGATTTAAACCCCTGTACCTTGCCGCCTACAGGAACAACCCTCCCGCCACCCGCATACCTATTAATCCCTTGCAGGGCACCGGCGCCAACAGAACTAACGCCCCTTCTAGAAACTACAAACTCACCCGGTTCCAACATTGCAGGCACAGTATCTCTGTTGCCTTTACCGGGAACGAAACCCCCTTTACTAAACCCAAACACTCCGGGTATAGCGCCCCCTCTTGGTCTATTACCTCTTCCTGCTCTTCCCCCGACAAAGCTAGCAACACCCGCGCCTAATTTGATAGCCGACATCGCAAGTAAAAGAGGTATAAGAGGTTTAATGGCCTTGACAGCATTAAGAAAGGCTTCAGCCATCTTTAAGGCTATATCAATCATTCCCCTGAGAGCCTTGTCTTCTGAAATCTCTCTTATCAATGCCGTAAAAGATTCTTTAGTTTTTGTAAATTGAACAGCTAGGGAAGCTTGTGCAGTTTGAGCGTCTTTCGCTAAAGATCCTCCACCCTTCATTGTAACATTAAGAGCCGATTGAGCTTTGTCGAATTGCTGAATTAATGGGATAACTTTAGATACCTGTCTAAAACCACCAAGCTGTTCAACTATCTGAGAATACCTAACGTCTCTTGGGTCTAAGCCTTTCAACGCAACATTTAATCTTCTAACAGCTTCATAAGGACCAACAAACTTTCCTTCTAAATTCTGTAAATTAACCCCAAACTCTTTTAAGAATCGGATAGTTGAAGGTCTTTGCATCCTAGTGAAAATGGTCCTGAAACCGGTTGCGATAGTTTCTGCCGTTTCTCGCGTGGTGCTTCTCACAGAAGTGAATAACGCAATCAATTCTTCTATTTCGCCACCAGCAGATTTGAATGCTCCACCGGCCCTTCTAATAGCAACACCGATATCACCAGCCTCAACAGCAAACTTACCGGCCACTGCATTAATACGTCCTAGCAATTTTTCTAACTCTTTAGCTTTTATACCAAACTGAGACATCGCAGCGATACTAGTTTCTGCCGTGCTGGTAATGTCATCAAAAGTGGGAGCTAGAGTACTTTTTGCTAGAGCTTCTAAAGCCGACCTAGTTTCCTTAGCGGTTAACCCGGTTTGAGCCAATATACGAGTGGTCTTAATAAGGGATTTAGAGGAAACGCCAAAGCCTACAGCCAATCTGGTAATTTCCCTAGTCAGCCCTCTCAAGTCCTCAATACTTTTTCCAGTTACTTGAGATACTTTAATTAGCTCTCTTTCAAACTTGACCGCCTCACTAGTAGCATTCCTTACGGCATTAGAAAAAGCCACCACAATACGTCTAGCCACATCGTATTTGGCGATATAAACTACAGCCTCACTTAAAGACCTTCCTAGTTTCGTAAAGTCACTACCAGCTTGTTTTGCTGCTTCACCGGCCTTTTTGGTCTGCGTTTCAATACGCTTCAATTGTGCTGCTGATTTACCACTACCCTTAACGTCTACATTAATGGTAGAAGACCCACCCAACGCCTTATTTATGTCGGAGGCTACCTTGCTCAGGTTTTTAGGAGATTGAAGATTAATCTCGGCGGTTAAAACAAATTTACCTGCCATTGTTTAGGCTCTCTAAAAAAAATGGACATACCGGGAGCGTTATAAAATACGCTATCCAGCATGCCCACTAACCGTATTGTTTTTAGCCTTCAGATACTTCTGCTTCTACTTTTTCTGCAACCTTCTTTTTCTTCTTGGGAGCAGCTTTTTTTTCAACCTCTCCCTCATCTTCTGAAATATCACCAGTTACTTCTGGTTCTTCCTCTGTCTCAACGATTGGCTTACCGTCGTCATCTAGAAAGGGAGAAAACTCACTATTGTATTTCCCCTCTTCAGTAACTGGATTACCTTCGGCATCGACAAAATTACCCTCTTCGTCAACGAATCGACCCTCCTCATTTACAAGACGGCCTTCATCGTCCACGAAACTGCCCTCTTTATTTATAAGCCTTAGCTCTTCGTCTGCAAACTTATATTTAACTAGGAACTCGTTCTCTGGCAATCCCTTGTCATAGTTTGGATCAAGCTTATAGAGCTTTTCTGCCAGCTTTCCTGCGGCAGCAGCAACATATGGTTCATCTCCGTTATCTTGATACTCCTCAAGACTGCTAAAAATAGGTTGGTTTTTAGAGTCAATAATACAAACAGAAGCTAAATAATCAAAACTAGCATTGTCTGCCTGACTTTCAGCGGTGTTGGCGTCCATCACACTTCTTTCCGCTATTAATGCTCTAAACTCAAGCCGTGCTTCCTTCATAGAAAAGGCAAGCGCTTTAGCTTCTTCAAGCTTAATACCACCCTTTTGAAGCTTTCGTTCACCCTCGTTGATAGTCTTCAAGACCTTTTCATACTCTTTTTGTTTAGCTTCGTCCCAGACACCTTGTTCCTTAAGATGGTCATCAAGCTTTTGCTTCAAAATTGCCCCGCTTTCTAAAGCCTGCCTGAAGGACTTTAGGTATTGTAGTTGTGCCCCGTTTTTATCTTTCGCGGTTGGGGGTCGAACCACAACGGTTACCTTATTACCATTAGAATCTTCAGATTCTACAGTTTCTCTTTTTTTCGTGTCATCAGCCATTCGTTCCTCCTTAGTCCATATCTGTTACGGTTTGTTTTACCGGTGCTACCGGAAGTTGAAAAGAATATCTTAACCATTTAATGCTGTATTGTGCAAATTCAGCCTCCAAATTACGCATTTGGTTATTTCCCCTGTCCAAAATTTCTGACCTTACTTCTTCATACAAATCTTTCATATGTTGCTGTTCCGGGGCTAAATCGCCATCCGTGTCTTTCCCCCATAAAAATCCAAACTTGTCTTCTATAGTACTCAGGGCACCAATCATAGTAGTCTGAATTTTTTTCTTTCCTATCTTTAATAGCCTGTCTTTAGAAGAGTCTAAATACCTATCTTGTTTTACACGCTTAAAATCCTCAGACTGCCTCACTAGATCCTGAAAGTTATCATCCATTATTTATTTCCTTTTAGAGTTGTAGATTGCTGTCTAGCCGCCTGCATTTGTATTTCACGTTTAACATCTCCAAAGTTCTGATATTTAACTTCGCCTTGCTCTTCAACTTGTTCCCTTCTACTTTTTACAATTCCTTTGGAGATTGGGTCATTAAGTTCATACACGCTTTTGGCATCGTCTGTCATTACAAAAATTTCATTTGCGTTACCCATATCTGCACCTGTTATATCATCCATTCCCGCTTCTTTAATCTGCTGTTCTCTCTTTTTTCTTTGCACTATAAACCAGCCGTCCAACGCATCGTCGTCGTTTATTACACTATCTGAGGGGCAATCCATAGATTCATAAACATTATCATACATTGAAGAATAGGTTATTAAAGTCTTTTGATCTGTACTCATTTCAAATCCATTTTTGTCAAAAATTTTTCCTTCGATTTTAGAAGAGGACCAAATATGTCTATATTCTGGACTTTTTGCGATTTCTCTTAAGTTCTTATCTGATATTTGTTCCTGTTGATAAAAATGTGTCAGGTTAGAAACATCTTCATCAACCCAATCATAAGGAGAGTCGTCTATATAACGAGTAGTATTTTTAACAAGCCATTTAGTTTGTTCAGCAGTAGCATAGCCTTCGCATGTAACAAATGAATACGAGTGTTTTCGTTTAAACAGTTCTGATAATTTTTCTTCTGCTCTTCGTAGATTTTTTCTTATGTTCGACTGTAGTTCTTTTTTAAATCCCGCTTTAAATATACCAACTTTTAATTTTTCAATATCTTCTTGTATGGTCTTCAAAATTTGCTCATGTCTATTATTCCACAAATTATTCTCGTAAAGAATCTTAAATATGTCCTCTTCGGTAAATACGTTATTAGTAATAGCTAAATTATAGGCTTCTTGATAAGCCATATGAGATTTGTAATTCTCAGTTACTGTCGGGGAATGAATATGTAAATCATAACCGGCATTTGATTTATAAACCAAATACCCCGCGTATATCCTAGCTATAAAAAATTCCCGCTCATAAGGTTTCATTTGAGACGCTTACTAACGGGAATTCTAAATGAGTCATCTTCATGGTCCTTTTCCTTTTCCAATACAATTCCCTATAGAGTTAAAAAAGTCAGCACGTCCACTTGCCTATCCGTTTTATCAATATTTTGGGCTATCGCAACACGCACTGACTCTTAATTATTTACCGATCACGCGGTGCTTGGCCCGTTAGCGGTGAAACTATTGAATCCTTGATAGCTATATGTAACGGTAGCATTTTCACCACCCGTACTGGCTCCCGTGTAAGTTACACTTTGTAGCTTGTTTTTGGTTCCAAGATCCAGATAGGTGCTATCAGTCAACTCAATAAAGATTCTCTGATTGCTCAAGTTATCTCTGTGACTACCAGCATCAACCAAGTCACCAGAAATTGTAGTTACTTCAATGTCACAACCGATTTCAACTGGGAAGGTGACATATCTGTAGTAAGGAAGCTTACTGCCTAGTTCATTAATAGCTTCTCTACCAAGATCGCCGTTGACAGTGATACTGTTGAGGTGAACAAAATCGTTATTTGCTCCACCCGCAGCATTCGCAGTAACGCCAAAAATGTCATCTGGAAGAATGCTGGCTGTCAGGTTAACGTTTTCACGTCTTTGAATGCCATCAGCGCCGGGCACGTCTTCTGAACCAATATCACCAAAATTGTTTGTGACAGCAGTGCCGTGAACGGCAGAGATATGATCAAGACGATTAGCGTCTTCAGCCGCGCCCCCGGCGGCTCCTCCGTGACCTGTCCCTCGATGCTTAGCGCCGGATTTCCACAACTTGTCGTTTCCAACAAGGGTTATGGATTCTGTACAGTTACCCTCGTTTGGAAGCGTGTAGCTGAATGAAGAAACATACATGCCAGAACAATAACAAATCATTCCGTGCTTGTTAACAGAGTCATCTACCTCATCTGAGATCAGGAAATACACGTCTTTTCTAGCGTTGGCCTCATTCACCATGTGAACGTTTCCGCCGGTGCCCCCTAGCGTAGCTAGATCGTAAAGTAGGTAACTGCCATCCAGTACCTTTTCTATAGTTATTTCGATATCGGGAACTTCTTCTACGTTTTCGTAGATTCCAATTTGACCTAATTCGAATACTTGTTCAAGGTTAAAAGTTGTTGTAACACCCACGCTCTGTACACCATACGCCACTTGGCAGTCGGTTCCCCCGCCAGCATGCGCGTTATCGACTTCCTGACCGTGAACACAGAACGATACGGATGTACAAGCCCAAAAAACTCTTCTATTGTCATTTGCTGCTAGTGCCATTTGTTTTCTCTCCTTTGCGAAAGGCTATTTGCTATGGTATTATACACCAAAAAACTATATTCCCGGTAAAATTACCTCGGTTGAAGTTCTTACTACACCATGGTATAAATTAGGGTTTATAGCGGATACCGCAGTAATATTTGTATCCTTGAGTCTTACATGACCAGATCGCGTATGGGGGTTAAAATCGTACCCCCCATCCGCGCTAGGTGCCACTAATTCTGGATATCTCAAGGAGTTGGATTTAGGAGACCCTCTCCAGTCTAAGGGATAAGCGTCGTTCCTTCCTATTCTGTCTGGGTCAAACAGGCTAATTTTTCTATCCTTCTGAAGTGAGACTATGTCTAACATTTTGTCTCTAGTAAACTCTGTTTCCGCCAAAACATGAAACAGAATATCGGTAGTGACATAT